CTCCTATGGTAGATAGTATGGAAGATTTGCCACTGCCTGATGCCCCTACAATCAAGCCTATTTGGAAATTTTCAGGTTTTTCAAAAAAAGGAACTTGAAACTTGGTAGACCCATCAAATTGAAAATCAAAAGATTTTGAACATTCTTTTGTAATTTCATCTTGTTCAACAGTAGATATTAATGTTTTCATAGTTCACCTTTGATATTTATGAGCAGTTAAACTTTTTCGCAACTCATTTATTTTTTCTCTTATTTCATCAGACATTGGTGGAACATCTGGTGGTGGTAAATAAACTTGAGTTTCAATTCTTAATTTTGGACATTCCATCAATAATTTTTTAAATTGAATTAAATTTGGAGGTCTTTCAGGTAGATTTTCAAAAGCCCATCTAAAACAATCCCATTTTTCATGAAAAAAATTAAGCTCATTAGCCCAAAGTTCTTTGACTTCATGAATGTCATTTAATGCCCACATGGAATCCCAGCTTGATCCATAAGTGTTGGAAAGTCTTAAAAAAACCTTATTAATAACTTCTATAGGTAGGCTCATTTCAGCTCCAATATGTCATTAGGGGTTATGTCTATAGTAGGTCTTCTAGTTTTTCCTACCATTTCATCATGTCTGGCTTTTTTAATTTCTAAATCACTTTGGTAAAAGGATTTTTGCTTGTTTTTAGAAATATCCTGTCTTCTGACCCAATTTCTCCAAGTTGCTGACCAGTCAGTTTTACTTGCATCTTTAGGTTTAGAAATCCAGTAATCTTTGAAGGATTCAGCTATTTTTTGTGGATCAAGGTCTGGTCTTTCTGATCTGCAAAAATTGTAATCAGACTCAGATAATTTCCAGTTTGGGGAAAGCCTTGAGGCTTTTGTCTTTACCTCTGTCTCTTTCTCTTTCTCTTTCTCTTTCTCTAACTCTGTCTCTGTCTCTGTCTCTAGACCATCATGTTGATATCCTTTTGATATCACATTGATATCATCATGTATCAGCCAATGATTTAGTTTAGATAAGCAATCTTTAGTAGTCTTTAATGGCAATCTAAGTCTAAAACTAAGTGTTTTTAGCTCAGGTATATTTCCATCATCTTCAGAAGCAATAAGCCAAAGCATACAAAGAACTTTTGCAGACAAAGGGTCAAGTTCATGCCAGTCTATGTCATCCAAAAGGTCACGATACAGTTTGACCCAAGGTGGTTTCCTATCCTTGAAATGCTGAAATTTAGTCCAATTTTTTATTCTCATAAATGCTCCGCGTTACTCCCAGAAAAGAAACTATGGCAGGAGGGGAGTACTCTTTTCGATCTGCTCATGACTTCAGACCTAGCCCAGTTTCAAAAAATTATATATTAAAATCTTGGTGTTTTATCAAACCACTCAGGTTTTAAAACTTTCAATTGCCAAACTCTGCCCTCTGGAATCTTTTTCCATTTGTGCACACTTTGTCTTTCCACTCCTAATAGTCTTGCTAACTTAGAAGCAGAACCAGCTAATTCAATTGCTCTTTGTTTTTTCATGTTGTAATTGTAAGACATAACTTACATAAAAGCAACACATTTAAATATTTTTTGTAAATTGTGGTTATTTAGTCAGATTTGGCTTACACTTAATTCATCAACACAGCAGTTGATATTTTTAAATTAAGGAAACATTATGAAAAAACTTTTAGCACTTTTATTAATTGCAAACTTAGCACATGCTAGTAACTTTGCAGAGACTGATAATCAATCTGGAGGAAAGATTGTAATAACCACTGATGCTTGCCAAAAAGATATATCAATGTCTAGAGCATATAACTACACACAAGATGGCAAGACTGAAGATGGTTGCTGGAAATATGATTCAGATACTGTGGTTGTATTTTGGGATGTTATTGGCAAAAGAAGATACCCAATTAGTTATTTCAAATTGGTTAATGAGTTTAACAAATTTAGGAGTTTCTAATGGGAACAAGATCATATTTTGAGCCTGAGAATGATTATGATGAAGACCCTGAATATGCAGAATTAAGGGCTAAAGATTTTTTTGAAAAACAATACAAAAGCCATTATTTTGCACATCCACACTGCCAAGACCCTGACCATCCAGGATGCCCAAATTGTGAACCAGAGGAATTTGAAGATGACAATTAAATTTAGAAAAGGGAATATTAATCCCACAACAAAGACATTTCCAAGAACACTAGCTGAGGCATTTCCTGAACATCCAGAACCAAATTTTGAGAATGAAGGTTTTGACAAAGAAGACAAGATGGTAATCACAGCTTGCATTGTTATTGCATTTATTTTATTTATTTTAATGACATGGGGAACATTATGACTAATCAAGGTGGAAAGTTAATAGCAACAGCATTTGTAAAGGCACAGAAAGAGTTTGGACCGGCTCTTAAATCAAGCACTAACCCACACTTCAAATCCAAATATGCAGACCTCTCAGCTTGTGTGGAGGCTGTAATTGATGCCTTAAACAACAATGGCATTGGTATGATGCAAAAGCTATATGAAAATGCAACTGGGGTAAGTGTAGAAACCATATTTCTGCATGAGTCTGGGGAAACTTTGGAGTGTGGTGTTTTGCATGTACCAGCAAGCAAACAAGACCCACAAGGTTATGGCTCTGCTTTGACCTATGCAAGGAGGTATTCTTTAATGAGTGCCTGTGGCATTGCCCCAGAGGATGATGATGGCAACATGGCATCTAGAAAGCCAGAGCCTAAATCTAATGTGAATGAATCTGAAATGGCTGATTGGTTAGAGGCAATAGCTCAGAGCCAAGATTTGCCTGAGTTGCAGAAAAATTTTGTTAAGGCTATTTCAGCTACTGATGGTGATAAACCTTGGCAACTCAAAGTAATTGCTGTGAAAGACAAAATGAAAAAGAAATTGGAGGCTAAATAATGGAAATAGAACAAGGCACAGATGAGTGGTTTCAGGTTAGGCTTGGAAAGGTCACAGCATCAAGAGTTTCAGACATAGTAGCAAAGACCAAATCAGGCTATTCCACAAGTAGGGATAACTATCTGGCTCAATTGCTGTGTGAGAGGCTTACAGGCAAGCCTGGTGAGTCTTTTAGCAACTCTGCTATGCAGTGGGGGACTGAGACTGAGCCATTGGCTAGAGCGGCATACGAGGTCAAGTACAACTGCATGGTTAACCAAGTAGGATTTGTCCAACATCCCAGAATTGAAATGTCTGGTGCAAGTCCAGATGGTTTGGTTGATGGGGGATTGTTGGAGATCAAATGCCCAAACACAGCCACTCACGTGGACACCATACTTTCTGGCAAAGTGCCCAGCAAGTACATTACCCAAATGACATGGCAGATGGGTTGCACACAGACTAGCTGGTGCGACTTTGTGAGCTATGACCCCAGGATGCCTGAGAATCTTCAACTTTTTTGCAAAAGAGTTGACTTGGATCAAGCATATTTGGCTGAATTAGAGACTGAAGTAATCCAGTTTTTAAAAGAGCTAGAAGATAAAGTAAATAAATTAAGGAACTTAAATGTCTAAAGTAATATCAGAATTGAGCACTATTGTTGGCACATACACAGACAGGGATGGCAACAAGAAAAACAAATATCATAGGCTTGGGTCTATTATTGACACACCACAGGGACATATGCTTAAGATAGACTCAATACCAGTTTGTGACCCTCCTTGGTCTGGCTGGGCATGGATTAATCCTCCAAAAGAAAGAACACTTAGCTTTGATAAAAAGGATGATGACATAGGATTTTAAGGTTTTGGGAGGTAATGAGGGTTAGCTCCTCATGTTTTAACAATAATCATAGTCGATTATTGGAGAATGGAAGTTGTACACACACTGCTTTATGTGAGCCTCCCAATTTATATTTACATTAAGGAAAAATTATGAAACAAATTACAATTTTTGACCAAATAAATGAAATGTTTAATAGCTCTGGTTTATTAAGTAGGCACTTTGGCACTGAGTCCAAGATGTTAGCCAGAAGGACTGACCCAGAAACATCAAAATCCTCAGCTCAAACTGTGGACACAACCAAACTAGAAAGCATTGTTTATGAGGCTATCAAGTCTTTTGGTGAGAAAGGATGTATTTCTGATGAAGTGTTAGATATGTTTCCAAAGCATAGATACAGCTCAATTACTGCTAGATATGCACCACTGCTTAGAAAAGGCTTTGTAGAAGCTACTGGTGAGACTAGAAAAGGTAATTCTGGCAAACAACAAAGAGTGATGAGAGCAATATGACTAAAGAAGAAGCAATTACATTATTGTGTGAGCATTTTAGTGAAGGCTTGGTGCGTACGATTGTGGAAGCACTAAAGCAAGAGCAAGAAGAGCCTGTGGCGTGGAGATACAAACCTGTTCGTGAAGATAACCCGAGGTGGGAATACACGACACAACACCCTTTGGACATGGGTGATGGCTATCTTCGCCCATCATTGGTTGAGTATTGCAAGTGCATTGAACCCTTGTATGCAACAGAAAAACCAAAACTAATGCTTGAGAAATTTCGTGAAATGAAAGACTTACTTGACGAACCAAAGCAAGAAGAGCCTGTTGCTTATTTTAGTCCGCAAAAAGGCGGTTTTTACTGGGCAAAGCCAACAAGAATTGAAGCATCAATCACAGTCGATGTTGAGCCATTGCCTTTATATACAACACCACAAACTAAAGGATGCGATGAATGTGGAAATGGTGGTGGTTATGCGTTGTATTGCCTTGCTTGTGCTGAAAAATATGTTAAGCCTGAATGGATAGGATTGACAGATGAGGACATACAAAAATTAGCCGCAGAGCATCATGACTGGGAAAGTTTATATCTTGCTGTTCAAGCCAAGTTGAAGGAGAAAAACGGATGAATAAAATTATTACTAAAAAAGAGATGGCTGAATTTATGTGGAAGACGCTAGAAAAAATCGTTGAGGAGAACTATCCCGAAGACGAGCGAGAAAAGGCAAAAGCACAAATTCTTAAATCAATGTCTTATAGTATGTTTTATGAAACTTTTAATTTTAAAGAAAACAAATGACTAAAGAAATAGTAAAAATTGATTGGGATGCTGTACATGAAAAACTTATTGAAGTATGGCATCGTGACATTTCAGCCGATGAAGCTCTTGAGGAAATTAAATATTTGATTAAACCAATAGAAGATAAATTAAAGGAGAAAAACACATGATTGAATACGACTTTGAGGGATATGCCAAGTCTAAAATTGATAAAGGATTAGGCTATTTGGAAGGTTTTAGTAAAGGCTATCACCAAGCTAAATCAGAATGGGTAGGTTTAACAAGGTCTGA